CAGCGTAGTCCTCCTCTTGAGAAATGGCATCCAGTTCCCGCAGAATCGACTTTTGAGAGATCGAGAGCACCTGCACGACGCCAGCCTCGAAATTAAAAACGGGTGCCGCCGCGCAGAATTTGACGTCTGCTGTGCCAGGACCACCGCGACCCTCACGAGGGGTGTAGTCGCCGGCTTCAGCAATGACGTCCTCGTAAGTGGGCTCGTAGTCAAAACGCACAGGACGGGAGGAACCGTCTGGTGCTGTCATCCAGCACTCAAAGAACTCAAGGGGCTCGTCGGTCAGGAGGGCGAAGCGGACGCTGCCGCCGTCTTGGAGCTTGGAGGGGGAAAGGTAGGAGCCGCCCGAGGTCGCGTTGACGGAGGCGGAGGCGGTTTTGGACAGGAATGCCATGGTTTTGGGTCAGTGGGTGGACGGCTGGAGTGCCATCGAGTGTGATTGTAGCAGAAAGGGGGCAGTGTGTGTAAGGTGTGAAAACGCCCCATGCCGGAAAGGGCACGGGGCGGAACACCAACATCACACTAGGAGTGTAACAGCGTGACAAACCAGGCGAAAGAGCTGCTCGCATTTGTGCGGGCTTTGCCGCAGGGATATGCATATGCCCCGATTTATGTGAAGGGCGCGACGCTGCCGGGCGGGCAGGTGAGCAAGGGCAAGGCGCCGTTGGGGCGGTCGCTTCACCATGTCATGGGGCCGGCGGACGTGGCTCTGCAGATCGAGCGGCAGCCGGAGACGTTCCAGGCGGTGGGCATGTTCACCGGGCCGAGGAGCAAGGGGCTGGTGATTTTGGACGTGGACGCCAATCTCAGCAAGCTGCGCCAGAAGTGGGGCGAGTCGCTGGATGGTGCTCCGGTGGTGACGAGCACCAAGGCGAATGCGGCGAAGTTTCTGTTTTTGGTGCCAGAGGAGCACTGGAACGAGGTCAAGGGGATTTCGCTGAGTGCCACTGGGGTGGGGTACGAGGTGCTGTGGGGGCGCCAGGGGCTCCTGTATGGGGCTTATCCGGGTTCGACCAATGGGAAGGGCGCGGAGGGCGTGTACGGCTTTGAGGGCGATCTGGAGGCCATTCCGGTGGCTCCTGATTGGCTGATTGCTGAGATGCGGGATGCGGCGAGCCAGTCGGAGCCGGCGGTGAATGGCTTCCTGAAGAACAGGAAGGCGCTGGACTTCTCGGATCGCACGACGGATGAGGTGGCGGAGATTGCTCAGGACTGTTTGCGGGTGATTCCGCATATGGGGTCGGGCAGCCGGGACCAATGGATCCAGATCGGGATGGCGCTGCATGATGCGCTGCCAAACGAGCTGGGACTGACGTTGTGGAGTGCGTGGAGTGCGGATGACCCGGAGTATGCGGACGAGTGGAAGGAGGGGAATCCCTGTGAGGCGGCGTGGAGCAGCTTTAAGCGGGGTGGGGGGATTCGGTTCAACTCGCTGATCTGGATGGCGGACCAGCAGGATCCGACGCGGCGGCGATTTTCGGACGCCAGCCGGGATGCGGTTGCGAAGGCGGAATTCCGCTCGGTTCAGGAGACGCGCCAGCACGTTCTGACCTTTGAGGAGGCGATGGAGCGCATGACCGAGGTCATGGAGCTGCCCGATCCAGGTAAGCGGAACTACCTGCTGAATCAGTTGGCCTTGAATGCCGGGTACCGGGATCAGGCCAAGTTGGAGCAGGTCTATGTGGATCACGTTGGCTTCACTGAAAACCCTGGGGAGATCACTGGTGACAAGTTGCACGAGTTTGCTGTGAGGCGGGAGTACCTCATTCCCGATCTGCTGCCGACGCCGGCGGTGGTTGTGGTGTATGGCGCGGGCGGGGATGGCAAGTCAATGTCGTGCTGGACGCTGGCGAAGCATGTGCTGACCGGGCAGCCGTTTGTGGTGCGTGGTAAGCCGATGCCGATCGAGTCCGGTGGGGTGGTGATCCTGAATGGGGACCAGCCACTGTCGGATTTGCAGGAGCAGCTGGAGGAGGCGGATTTTCCGCTGGATGACCGGACCCTGATTCGTGGGGAGTGGTCGCTCCAGTACTACGCGCAGTTTGTGGAGCTGATGAAGCGGCGCCGGCCGAAGCTGGTGATTATCGACTCGCTGATTGGCTGCTCGGGCGGCAAGGCGTTCGACGAAAACAAGTCGGAGTTTGCGATGCCGCTGTACTGGCTGACCCGGAACAACGGGGTGCTGTATCCGGCGACAACGATCCTGATCATTCACCACGCGAACAAGCAGGGCGGGTTCAGGGGCACCAGCGCCATTCGGGATGCGGTCAACGAGACGTGGAGCCTGAAAAAGCCCGAGGGGCGGGATCTGGAGCGGCTGGGGCAGCGTTCCAGGGTGATCACGATTGAGAAGTCGCGCTGCGGGCGGGGCGGCACTCAGTTGCTGATGCAGCAGGAGGACGACCTGAGCTTCAGCATTCGGGACTTCACGCCTGAGGTGGATGCCAGTGATGCGACGCCGGCGAGCCACAGCGATCGAGTGCTGCAGAGGCTGCGTACGGTGTTTCCCCGTACTTTGAGCCGCCAGGACTTGAATGCCGATCCACTGGTGGGCGGGAAGGTGGCGGCTACCAAGAAGGCGCTCCAGCGGTTGGTGAAGCGTGGATTGATTGAAGTTGCAGAACAGGCGGTCAAGGCAGGTTGTCCTCCGATCCATTTGTATCGTGCTGTACTTTCTTCTACCTCTTCTTCGTGTGCGCGCGGAGAGACTGAAATGATGTCCCCTGGGGGGTACATCCCTTCTGCTGGAACGGATGAGACTGGAGACAGCCTCTGTCCCGTTTCGGAGGGTGTCCCCGGGGTAGAGCTGGTCGAATTGGATCGGGGACACTTACTACCCGAAGACACCACCTGTCCACAGGCAGATCCCAGTGCTGAAGCGGAATCTGAGGCAAAGGGACACTCTGGGCAATATCCCCGCGCGAGGAAGAACGTGCTAGAAGCTGCAGAGGAAGCCTCTGCGTTCTGGGACGAGTGATGACACGCGCCGTTCCGCCCCGCAAACCCGTGGTGATGTTCTCCACCGGTGAGCTGATGGTTGAGAACGCCTTGGCGCTGGTGCGGCTGACCTGGTACAAGCAAGGTCGGCCACGCTGGGTTGAGGAGTTCTGCATCTGGAACACCCCTGAGGGCTACTCGGTCGTCGAGCTAGCCCTTCGGGAGGCCGTGGAGCAGGGCGTTGACGTCCTCGTCATTGCCGCAGACGAGCCAGAGGCATTCGGCCTCAGCGAATGTTAAGTAATGCAACTGGCTGGTGGCAGCCATCGGTTCTAGACTGTTAGGGTAACCGCAGTTACACAGCCGTTATGGCTACCACCACCATCACACCCGCCCCAGTGGCACCCAGCGGCACCATGTCGCTGTTTACCGCGCTCAGCTCTGTGCAATACGCGCAGCGGCTGGCGCAGCATCACATCAACGTCTTGCATGACAGGGCGATTGACGCTCCCTACGATGCGTTCCACCTGGAGCGGCTTCGGCAGCTGGAGCGCTGGATCGTTGAGCAGATCGAGGTGGCGAGCCGTGTCGTGCTTGAGGAGGCAGGCAAATGAGTCAAGTTCTTGAAATCAACGACCTCCGGTTCGATGGCGACTTACTTGTGGTTGAGGCTGTGGTTGACGATGCGGTACTTGTCCGCAAGCAAAGCGACCTCGACCCGCCCGAGTGGGGGCCTGCCCTGTGCCGAGGCACCTGGCACATGGACGATGAAGCGCTGATCCCCGCGACCGACGCAGAGTTCATGGACATCCTGTCCGAGAACGTTACCGACTGGGCACCTGTAGACCTTTCCGATCTGTATGACGATGAGTGACCCAGTGAATCATCCCCCGCACTACACGGCGGGGCGCCAGTTTGAAGTGATCGAGGTGCTAGAAGACGCTGTGCGTCGGGCGCCCGACCCAGTGCTTGGGGCGCTCCAGTGGCAGGTGCTCAAGTATCTGGAGCGCATGTGGGACAAAGGCAACCCGCAGCAGGACGCACAAAAAGCCATGTGGTACCTGATGCGGCTCGTAGATAAGTTAGAGGCGCAGCGATGACTGACCTATCCCCAGCCACTGCGGCCGTGCTGAAGGAATACGAACTTAGCTGGACCGCAGACCCTTTTGAGATGGACATCGGAGCACTGGCCGGTGCTCTGCGAGCTGCCGCTCAAACACTTGCCTACGAGATCCACTGCCCTGGCGAAGGGTGGTATGAGCTGGTCGTGGACGCAAATGACTTGTACGCCATCGCCGCCGAGCTAGAAGCTTTTTCTTCCTGACGTGCTACCCTAATAGGGTAACCGCCTTACTTGGCATGAAGATCAATTTTGGGGTCGAGCATCTGAGCCTGCTGGAGGATGCCGATCTGGTGGCGTTCGACTGTGAGACGACGGGGCTGCAGCCTGTCAACGGTGGAATGCGGCTCTTGCAGTTTTGCGCCGAGGGCGAGTTCCCTGTGGTGATTGACTGCTGGGAGCTAGACACCGAAGGCTGGCTGGAGCTGGATCGGTTCTTCGCACGAAAGCGCCGCTGGCTTGCCCATAACGCGGTATTTGATCTGGGCTGGCTCCAGGAGCACGAGCTGTATCCCGAGGGGCAGGTCTACTGCTCCATGCTGGGCAGTCGCCTGCTGACGAACGGGCTGCCGAACCTGCGCCACGGCCTGCAGTTTGTGGTGAAGCGCTACCTCAACGTGGAGATGTCCAAGGAGGAGCAGAAGAGCGACTGGAGCGGCGACCTCCGCAAGGAGCAGATGGAGTACGCGGCGAACGACGTCAAGCTGCTGCTGGATCTGTGGGAGCCACTATGGCAGCGCATGGCCACTGGAGCGCTCGCACCAGCTTGGGACTTGGAATGCAAGGCATTGCCGGCGATGGCGCAGCTCTGGCGCACCGGGCTGCCGTTCAACAAGGAGATGCTGGAGCAACTCCGCGACGACCTTGAGGCGGACAACGAGCGGATGGGCGCCGAGTTTGTGGTGGCGCTCGACGCGGCGCTACCGGCGGGGTACAAGCTGCCGCGGGATCCTGATGGCGAGCTGAACCTCAGGCCGAAGGCCACTGGCACGGTGCGGGGCGGCGACAAGCGGCCAGCCGGGTTCAACATCAACTCGCCGCACCAGCTCAAAGAGGTGTTTACGGCGCTGCTGGGGCAGACACCGGTGGATGCGGACGGCAAGCCGTCGTGCAGTCGGGCGGCGCTGCGGGAGTATGCGGCCGACCACGAGATTGTGGTGCAGTACCTGCGGTGGAAGCGCGTGGAGAAGCGCCGCCAGATGGTGGAGTCGCTGCTCAAGCACCAAGACCCGGACGGCTTTATCCGGGCCAGTTATTTGCAGCTCGGCGCCGATACAGGTCGCATGTCGTGCATGTCGCCCAACCTGCAGCAATGCCCGCGTGACCCGGAGTTTCGGGATTGCGTACGCTCGCCCGAGGGCTGGAGCCTAGTGGTGGCGGACTACGCCCAGATGGAGCTGCGGCTGGCCGCTGCAGAGGCGAACGACGCGCTGATGAAACAGGCGTTCCAGCAGGGGGAAGACCTCCATACCGTGACCGCTCGGGCGATTTATGGGGATGCGTTTGATCTAGCTGAGGATGGCGCCCGCAAGCAGATGCGCCAGGTCAGCAAGAGCGCCAACTTCGGCCTGCTGTATGGCTCGGGCGCCAAGGGGCTGCGCTCCTATGCCGGGGCGATGGGCATTCAGATGACGCTTGACGAGGCGGCGGAGATTCGGGACAAGTTCCACGCGGCGTACACCGGGGTGAACGAGTGGCAGAAAGCTGCTGCGGCTAAGGCTCAGAACTCTGGGAAGGATGCGTCGGTGCGGATACGGGTGTCCAACATGCGGCGTTTCCTGCCGGGCGAGCAGAACAAGCTAACCACTCGCTGCAACACGGTGATCCAGGGCGCAGGCGCAGCGGTGCTGAAGCTGACCCTAGGGCGGCTGTGGCCGCTGGTTCATGCCGCCGGCGAGAAGGAAGTGCGTATCGCTGGAGCGATCCACGACGAACTGATCTTGCTGGTGCGCGATGACCGAGTGGAGCATTGGGTTGCAACGCTGCAGGAGGTGATGGAGAAGGCGGAGGCTCTGTGGCTGGGCGACATTCCGGCTTCGGCGGACGCGCACCACGGCAAGACGTGGATGGAGGCTAAGGGGTGATGTCGGGCTGCAGCTGTTGGAGCACCCGCCAGACGTTGGTGTAGGTCGCCCCAGTGCGGATGTGGTGGATGGCGCTGCGGGTGATGCCGTAGCGCTCCGCCAGCACGGCGCTGGATTCGGGGCTGAGCATGATGAGGGCGGCTTGGCGGTCGGTCAGGCTGCGCTGTTCGTAGCAGGCCCGGCCTTTTACCCTGGGGCGATCCAGTGGTGGAAACGCAGCGGTTTCGGTACTGGAAAAGCGGTGGTCGCAGGCGGAGCAATGGTGGCGGCGCCAGCGGTTGCCGTTGGCGCGGCGGCAGGTTTGGATTGTTACGACTTCTGGCGAGCCGCAGGCAGGGCAAGACCTCATGCGGCTAGACTAACAGGGAACAAAGAAAGCCATGCTGGACGTTTACACCGCAACGCTGAGGAATCGCCACGGCAAGTTGGAGACGGTTGCCCTAGTAGGGAACCAGCGCTCTGACATTCTCTATGCTGTGACGGAGCTGTTCCCGGATTGCGATGTCGTCCGAGTCAGAAAAGACGACCAGTGGGACGCCCATGACGGGCAGACAGCAGATTATGGTGCGCTTGGGTAAGGCCGTAGCCCGTTCCACCACAGGGGATTTGCAGCGGGCTTGTGACTTTCTGGAGTGGGCGGTGCTAATACGGAAGGGGTGCTCGCGCCAGAGGATGGCGGCGCGGAATCGGCGTCTTGGATGACACTGTAGAATTGCGGTAAATCCATCTACTCTGTTATGCCAGTACGCCAAGGCGGCAAATACTACGCGCAGGTGCTGCTGGATCTGAACCGGTACAAGCTGCTTGAGGAGCTGGCCCAGGCCGAGGGCAAGAAGGTCACGGCGCTGATTCGGGAGTTCACTTACCAAGCGCTGGAGCAGCAGGTGCCGGCGTCGGATTACAAGGCCGCAGAGGCGGCGGATACGGCGCTGTGGGCCGAGTCGGTGCGGCGCAGGGTGCAGGGGCGCCAGAAGAACCGCAAGCCGCCTACGGCCCAGCAGAGGCTGGCCAAGGCCAAGGCCGTGCTGGAGAAGTACAAGTACCTTCTGTGAACTTGTGCGACTGCGGTCGCGGTCAGTTGCTGTTCCCTATTAGTCTAGCCCCGTTGTTTGAGGTGGGGCGGTGACGCGCTACTCAGTTTTGGTTGGCGACCGATGGGTCGCTGCGGTGTATGACGTGACCGGGCCGGGGGTCAAGTTGACGGACCAGCGGGAGGATGCCTGCTCTTGGGTGACACACGAGGCGGCTGCGGGGGCGGCCCGTGTGGTTTCAAGCTTTTTTAAGGAGCCGGCCTGGATTTATGTCGTCCAGGAGCCCGACTATCCGGCAAGCTGGAAGGTTCAACGCGCATCGGTGGCGGGATGAGGAATTGCGATCCAGTCGAGCAGCAGGCTCGGCAAGACTTTCTTGATGAGCTGTATCGCGCCGCGGGGCGGGACCGGCTAGAGCATCCCGACTACAGCCTGTACACAGGGCTGTACCAGCAGTGGACCCAGCAGCAAACCGAGGTGGCGCAGTGACTGACGAGCAACTGAAGGCTGCGTTTTTGGACTGGTGGAAGGACAGCTTCCCGATGGCGCCGCCCAACTCAAGGACTGTGGAGACGCATGTCGCTTTTGCGTCGCATGTGCTGGCGCTGGCTGAGCTGTTCAAGGAGTACGAAACACCCTCTGCATCCAACGATTTATGAAACGCGAAAAACACGGGCACACGTCCAAGCATGGCTGGTCACCTACATACCGATCGTGGATGTGCATGAAATCACGGTGTAACGATCCGAATGCTGCGGGGTATCAGCATTACGGAGCAGCTGGTGTGACAGTCTGCCCTAGATGGGAATCGTTTGTAAACTTTCTCGCCGATATGGGTGAACGTCCTGCCGGAACTTCTATTGGAAGGCTCGGCGACACAGGAAACTACGAACCGGGTAATTGTGCATGGCAAACGCCCGCGCAACAAGGCAAGCCCGGTTCCGGTAATGGCAGAGCCAAGCTTACCGAAGAACAAGTGCTATGCATTCGCTCTTTGTACAAACCAAAAGCGCGGCGTGGTTGTTCTGCCACAAACATGGCTGCCGACCTAGGTGTATGTCTAGGGACTATTGACTCAATTGTTCGGCAAACCACTTGGAGGCACATTTGATGGGCGTGTTATCTGACACTGAGATTGCGGCGTACTGCTACGCCGGGATGGTGGAGCCGTTCGACTCGCGGTTGGTGGGGCCGGCGTCGCTCGACGTCAGGCTTGGTTCGCAGCTCATGGTGGAGACGCCGCACGAGCTGGAGCTGCAGCGGTTCAGCATTGCGGACCGGTGCAAGGAGCACCCCTATCTGCTGAAGCCGGGCGAGTTCGTGCTGGCCGAGACGGTGGAGGTGTTTCACTTGCCGGAGGATCTGGCGGCCCAGTTCATCCTGAAGAGCAGCCGGGGTCGCTCAGGAATTTCGCACAGCCTCTGCGGCTTTTGCGATCCAGGGTGGAATCACAGCCGGCTGACGATGGAGCTGCACTCGCTGCGAAAGTTCCACCCGATCCCGCTGTGGCCCGGCATGAAGATCGGGCAGATGGTGTTCAGCCGGATGTCCAAGGTGCCGGACCGGAGCTATGCGGTCGTTGGGCACTACAACGGCGACCTGACGGTGATGCCGTGCAAGGTGGCGGCATGAGCGATCCAGTGGAGGTGGCGATGGCCGCTTTCTGGGATTACCGCTTAGCGGGGCGGGGGATGCACGACCGGCATCGAATGGAGGCTGCGCTTCAGGCGGTGGCGGTTTTAATGCCCTACCCTGTCAGCTCGCAATTTTTGAACCAACTACACACAGCGAATCGTGCATTACCCGAAGGCGAACTCGGTCGAGGCATATCTCAATGCGATCGGGCGGACGCCGCTGCTGAGCAGCGACCAGGAGATCGACTTGGGACGGAAGATCCAGCGGATGGTGGCGCTGAAGGAGGAGCAGCGGGAGCTGACACCTAAGGAGCGGCGCGAGGTTCGCATTGGCGAGCGAGCGGTGGAGCACTTCGTTAAGGCGAATCTGCGGTTGGTCGTCAATGTGGCCAAGCGGTACTACCGGGTGGTGACCCACATGGACATGATGGATTTGGTGCAGGAGGGCAACATTGGCCTGATGCACGGGGTTCTGAAGTTCGATCCAACGCGGGGGTACAAGTTCAGCACCTATGCGTACTGGTGGATTAGGCAGTCAATGGCTCGGGCGATTTCGACGAAAGAGCGGGTGGTGCGACTGCCTGGGAAGATTGCGGAGATGGCGGCCAACTGGAGCAACGCGATCCAGGTGCTGGGGCAGAAGTACGGCAGGATGCCGACTACCGCTGAGCTGGCGAAGCATTTTGAGGTAACGGTCGAAGACGTGCGGCTGTACATCAACCGGGGACAGCAGGTCTACTCGCTCGACAAGGTGGCGCTGGAGGGCGAGGGCAGCTCGCTGGGAGACTTGATTTGCGACCCGCTGGACCCGGCGGGGACGGAGTCGATGCGGCAGGCGGAGCAGTTGGAGATGCAATCGATGCTGGATGGAGCGTTCCAGCACTTGACGGAGAAGGAGGCGGAGCTGGTGAAGCGGTACTGGGGGCTGGGAACTGATGTTTCGGAGACGTACACCGAGCTGGGGCGGGAGATGGGGGTTAGCCGGGAGCGGGTGCGGCAGATTGTGGACGTGGCGCATCGGAAGATGCGGCGGTACATGGCCGTGTCGAACTCATTTACGACCCAGCAGGCGAGCCAGGCGCTGGCGGAGTGTGGGGCGCCGGGGCGGGGGTTCCATTAAGAGGGCGATCAACTCCAGTTCGCCAATGTGCTGGGTCGCCTGCCTTATGATGGTCTGCTGCAGCATGTTCTGCTGGGCGAGCGAGCAGGCCAAGTCGATGACGCGGTCTACGTTGTCTCTGCCTTCGTTTCGGAGGATGTCGCAGGTGTGCCGGTACTGGGCCTGGGCAGCAAGGCTGGGTTTGGGGATGAGCCACTCAGCCAGCGTCATACAGACCTCGTAAA